CATAGAGGATAGCATGACGGTTACCCGCAACGGGGAAAGGGTGGACCTGAACGATGTGTATTTTACGCTGCCTGAACGTGCGGAACAAAGCAAATGACCCTGCGCCAATTCCTGTTCGCCAATTTCGGCTGGGACATTTACGACTGGGCTGAAGGGGAGATTCGATTTTGACCGACGATGAATTGAGATACATGAAATACCGGATCAGGATATTGCCTACGCAGCTGGAGCTTGCGCGACGCAAAGTCCAAAGCCTTGAGCGCGAGGCCAAGCGTCTCAACCTGCATCACCTGCTGGAAGAAGATCAGCTTCGGTCGTGTCGTTAAGGCACTTTGGAACCCTGCTGGCAGGCCGGGGCGAAGATAGTCTGCCACATAAGGAAACACATGGTTCAGCTTAGAGACTACCAAGAATCAGCCGTTCAGGCTGTGCGTGACAGCTTTCGCGCTGGGCACAAGAAGACCCTGCTCGTTTCCCCTACTGGATCGGGCAAGACGGTGATCTTCAGCTACATTGCGGCAGGCATGGCGCGCAACAACAAGCGCATCCTGATCGTGGCGCACAGGCGTGAGCTGCTCAAGCAAATCAGCAGCGCACTGAGGAAGGTGGGTGTATCTCATGCCGTCCTGTCTGGCGGGACGCCGGGCATTCCCATTGCCAATGTGGTAGTGGCATCCGTGTTCACGCTGGTGCGGCGCATGAAGATGATGAAGCCGTTCGACCTTATCATTGGCGACGAGGCGCATCACTTCACCCCTGACAGCAGCTGGGGCAAGGCTGTTGCTGGCTTCCCGACTGCCCGCGTGCTGGGCGTTACGGCTACGCCTGAGCGCCTTGACGGCAAAGGTATGGGCCAGATGTTCGATGACATGGTGATGGGGCCTACAGTCGCTGAGCTGACCGCGCAGGGATTCCTGTCCCCCGCCATTGTATATGCGCCGAGCACGCCTGATCTGGGCTCTGTCGGCACGCGCATGGGGGACTTCGTTTCCAAGCAGCTCGAAGACGCGATGGACAAGCCGATTATCACCGGCAGCGCGGTCAAGCACTATGGTAAATACGCGCCGGGCAAGAAGGCAATCGCGTTCTGCGTCAGCATCAAGCACGCCAAGGATGTGGCAGAGGACTTCCGCAACGCTGGCTATGCAGCCAGCCACATCGATGGTGGTATGGACGACACTGAGCGGGATGGTATACTGAAAGCCTTCGAGGATGGCCGCGTTCAGATCCTGACCAGCTGTGATCTAGTGAGCGAGGGCTTCGATCTTCCGTCCGTTGAGGTCGCAATCCTGCTGCGCCCAACGAAATCCCTAAGTCTGTTCCTACAGCAATGCGGTCGAGCGATCAGACCGCACCCTGACAAGGAGCGCACGATTATTCTTGATCACGCAGGCAACACCGCCCGTCATGGATTCATTGACGATGAGAGAGAATGGAGCCTTGCCGACGGCTTTGTAACGGGACGCGGCAAGAATGCGGAGAAGGTCGTGTCTGTTCGGACATGCACAGCCTGCTTCGCTGTTCACAAGCCGACGCCTACATGCCCTATGTGCGGCCACGTTTATCCTGTCGCGGCTAGAAAAGTGAAGCATGTTGATGGCGATCTGGTGATGACCAGCCGGGACGATGATCCAGACATCAGCACACAAGAGGGATTGATGCAGAAGAGGCATCGAGTTCTCACCAGTGTCGCCCGGAAACGCGGCTACAATAACCCGACGCAGTGGGCATTCAATGTTATCTGCGGGCAAGAGGCGTCGCGACTTGCCAAGAAGGTCGGTATGCGCGATGCTCAAACAACCAACGGCCTGACGGCAGAAGAAAGGGCAGCGATATGGAAGATGACGATGGGGAAGACACAGGATTCCATTCGGTAGTAGTGCCACTGTCCCTGATCCATGCGCTGACATTTGAGATGCTGCATGTGATCGATCAGTGGCATGAAGACCGGAAGATCGAAGAGATCGACATCCATCGGTGCTTTGCTGCCATGATGGCCGCCACTGAGGCTGCGATGGAGCAGCTGGATGGCGATGAGAAACAGGAAACCCTGCAGTGAGATCTGAGGCTGCAATCCAGCAGGACATCCGTCTCGCTCTGGGCCAGAGGCAGGACATCATGATGTTCCGCATCAACGTGGGCAAGTTCCGACCGCTCGATGGTGGAGCCCGTGTCATCCAGTCTGCACCTGAGGGGACACCCGACCTGCTTGGGGTTATGTCGCCGGGCCGAGCGTTTGCTATCGAGGTCAAGACTGAGAAGGGAAAGCAGCGGCTTGCGCAGGCAGCATGGCAGAGTGCGTGGGAAAAGCGCGGCGGGATATACGTGTTGGCGCGATCTGTTGAAGATGTTTACAAGGCGCTTGACATAACTCCGTAGACAAGTGTATGCCACATGTAGGCCGACTAGATACGGCCATAAACCGGAGAAAATAAATGGCTATCATACAAGTACGTGACCAGAAGCACTGGCACGAGTTACGTTCCCAGCACATTGGTGGGAGCGATGTTGCTGCGTTGTTCGGGCTGTCGCCCTATTCGAGCCGCTGGCAGCTGTGGATGGAGAAGGCTGGCAAGCTGCCGCCGGAGGACATCTCTGGCAATAAGGCTGTGCAAGCTGGCACATTCCTTGAGAGCGGCATTGCAAACTGGGCGTCGCATCGTTGGTCAATGGATCTTGGGAAGGTCAGTGACTACTATACGGTCGATGACTGCCCCGGCATGGGTGCATCGTTCGATTACATCACGGCAGGCGGCGCACCTGTGGAGATCAAATGGTCTGCGCGTGGCTATGGCTGGCACTACAATGGTGAAGAGATCGATGAAGCGCCTGAGAACTATCTGCTTCAGGTGCAGCACCAGCTGGCCTGCACAACTGCCGACCACGCATGGTTGGTTGCACTGATCGATGACGAGCCGCGCCGCATGAAGGTTCCGCGCAATGACAACATCATTGATGCAATCAAGAACCAGATTACGCTGTTCTGGCAGTCGATTGCCGATGGCACGGAGCCGGAGCCTGACTATGCGACTGACGTGGGCTCTATCACGAAGCTCATGGGGACGTTACCTAAGAGCGATGTCGTGCTCGATGACGGAGACGCGCTGCTCTTCTTGGACTATAAGACTGCCAAGCAAGACGAGAAGAATGCTGCTGCCCGTGCCGATGAAGCCAAGGCCATGATTTTGATGAAGGCTCGTGCGAAGCTGGAGCTTATGAATACATCGCAGGACAAGGCTTCGGTCAAGTGCGGCGAACATAAGATGTCGATCAGTGTAGTTGCTGATAATCCCGGCAAGGAAATCACCGCTGACATGGTTGGCACCCTGACGGGCAAGCGTTCTGGTTACACTACAGTAAGGATTACCTGATGAAAGATATTGTTATGATGAGGGTCGATAGGGATCTGCTGGCAAGGCTGCGCGATGTCGCAGCCAAGCACCCCCTGAAACCTACGCTTCGAGCCGTTGTTGAGCGTGCCATTGAATTAATGATTGATGATTTAGAAGAGGAATTGAAAAATGCAAAGTAACGAGATGGTTCCCGTGAAGCCGATGGATCGGTTTAAGCAGGAGCTGGCCATGCGCGAAGGACATCTTCGCAGCCTTCTGCCGCAGGCCATGACGGTCGATAAGTTCCAAGGCATTGTGGTGGCAGCTGTCGCCGACAACATGGCCCTGCTGGACTGCGACCGTGGTTCGCTGCTGAAGGCGTGCCTGAGCGCCGCTGAGCTTGGCTTGTCGCTCAATAAGAGCATGGGTGAGGCTGACATCCTGAAGGTCTGGGATGGCCGCATGAAGAAGAATGTCGCCCAGTTCCGTCCGCGCTATAAGGGATTGATGAAGCTGGCGCTGCAGGGTGGTGAGGTTCTGAAGATCGAGAGCCGTCTGGTATATAGCAAAGACTTGTTCGAGGTCGAGGAAGGCATCGAGTCGCGCATCATCCACAAGCATGGCCTGTCGGATCGCGGCGAGAAGATCGGCGCGTACTGCGTATGGAAGCTGAAGAACGGTGAGACGCAGTTCGAGATCATGAGCAAGGAAGAGATCCTTGCTATCCGTGACCGCTCATCGTCCAAGACCAAGGACGGAACCATCGTCGGCCCTTGGGATACCGATGAGCCTGAGATGTGGCGCAAGACTGTGGTCCGCCGGGCCAGCAAGTACATGCCACTGTCCACCGAAGCGCAACGTGCTGTGATGACTGACAATCAGGCAGAAGGTATCATCGAGGCTGATGAATATAGCGGCGACGAAATGGACATCACCGACTTCGATGACGTTCCTGCAGCCGAAGCTCAGGTGCAGACCCTTGAAGAAAAGATTGTAGCCAAGGCTGCGCCTGCGCCCGTTCGCATAAAAATGGTGCATGCGGTTGAAGATGAAGAAGGCATGATCGATTGGGACGGCTGGGCAAATGCAGCATTTGAGATTGTAGCTGGCCTGCCCCCAGAAGAGCGTGAACCTTGGCGTGCATTGCACGAAGGGATGCTTGAAGAAGCAGAGCTGATGGCTCCACGCAACACCACCAAGTTAATGAAACTGTTTCAATAAGGAGAAAGTAAATGGGTAAGAAGTATGATCTCGTCGTCAAGGTTGGCGAATACACAGATGGCCAAGGCCAGACCAAGGGTCGGTTCAAAAACGTCGGCGTCATGATGGACGGGGACAAGGGCCCCTACATCCTGCTCGACCGCACGTTCAACCCAGCTGGCGTTGGCGGGAACGAAGGCCGTGAGAGCATCATCGTGTCGCTCTATGAACCAAAGGACAGCGCTGGCCAGTCGTCGCACTCAGCCGCTAAGGCAGATGGCTACCAGCCAAAGGCTCGTGATCTTGACGGAGATGATGTCCCATTTTGAGTTACTGGGGGAAGGCGGCCTCAGCGTCGCCTTCCTCTTCTTCCAATTCTTCTTCGTCGGGAATGAGATCATCCTCATCATCTTCGACCATGATCGTCCGGTAAGCATCGATGTAAGCCTCGCGCTTCAGCTTGCCCACGTTGTCTAGCTTCATGCCCGGATATAGCTCAGCCATCATCGCTTCTTTCAGCGTCTGAGTGGAGGGTGGCTTGACAGCCTTGTCCATATTTCCAGCGTCAATGTCCTTTTGAAACTTATCGACTATGAGCTGTATCTCTTTGTCAAATTCAGCGCGGATCTTTTCTGCCTTGGAGGACTGCCCTGCGTTCTCAGCCTTGGTTATATCCGCCAACATCTTGCCAAGACGCAGCGTATTGTTGCGCTCCGCATTCTGCGTTGACTTCGCAATCTCTGATCCGGCCTGCTTTGCCTGCTGCCGCCGCGCAATGTCAGCTGACTGGAATCCTGTCCCGCGAGGAAGCAGCTCTTCAAAGAAACCCATTTCCTCAGGAGCTTTGACGAGCGTACCGTAGCGCGTTCTGACGCCCTCCTGCGGATATTGCACAAAGCCTTTCAGAAGATCCGATGGGCCCTTGCCGATAAACGGAGAGACGGCAGCCACATAAGCACCAATCGGCTGCACCCCAGAGTTGCGGCGATCAAGATACTCTTGGATCTTCAGCACGCTGGTCGAGATGGCCGGAACAATGCTGAGGCCGTCTTCAAATTCAGGAACGAGAGACGTGAAGCCAATGCGCTCACTGATATTCAGGCCAAACAGTCCGCGTGATGGGCCGCGCAGTATAGCCTCTGCATCACGACGAGCATCTTCGTCGCCACCAAACATCTCGGCCAGCATCATCTGCGCCTCAGTGCGCATATCCAGCTTACTGCCGTTGAGTTTGTTGTAGATATACTGGAAGATATTGATCGCGTCATCGCCGAACGGAATCGCAAATAACAGGCCAGCCACAGTCCACATCGTCATGATGGTGAACATGGCAGCTATCTTGCCACGCGGCCCCTGCTTGCGCAGGTTTTCAGATAGCAGGAACATAGTCTGCAGAGCGTACTGGGAAAACTGCAGCAGCACGCCGCCGGCACCACGCATGACGGGAGGCTTCTCGATCTGCCCACCCATGAACGTCGCTGTCTCAACCATAAATTCAGCAACGTCGAAGGGGTCGGAGCCCTCTTCCATGATTATCTTGGCGCGCTCGTTCTCTTTATAGGCTTCCTGCCAGTTCTTCAGGGCCTTCGGATCTTTGGCATAGCGATACGCTACAATGAACGCAGCTGCCTTGTTCATCTCTTCAGTGACAGAGATGACGCTCGATCCATACTGGAAATACCGCTGCGCTGTTTGCTTAATTCCGCCGCCACGCGACGCCATGATTTCGGTTTCGACACCCATAAGCTCTGGGTTCATCTGCGCCCGAACGGTTCCGCGTTTGTTTGCAAGAACGAGAACCTCTCGCTCTTCGTCCGTCAATCCCGGTATTGCGTATGGATCAACGTGCATTCCATAGCCAATCTGACCACGGAATCCGGCGATGACCTGAGCTGACATCTTGTAAATATCAAGGCCAGCTGAACCCTTCATGATTGTCATCTGAGGGGCCGTCACTGTCCAGACAGACATGGCGTTTACCGATGATGACGCAATGCTTCCCCACATGGAGTTGAAAAAGCCAATCGTCCGGAGCGCACGAAACATACCATGCTCAGGGCTATCTACGTATTCGTCCCAGCCCTCAGCATACTCGCGCTCAACATCACCTACGTTACGCTTCAGATCATCAAACGCTTCTGCGTATTCCTCACGGTACATACGGTGCGAGACTGTCGATGCCACAATGCGGTTGTAATCGAGCAGCCGATCCGTGAAGTTCGTATCATAACCCGGAATGTCGCGGGATTGCTTCATGTAACTGGAGATCAGATCTTCCATCAGGACGGAGCGCACGCTCTTTGGCAGCCCAGCAATTACGCCACGGGCAACCTGCTCTGCGTTTGCCGCGCTGAGTTCGCCGATAGTCTCCTGAGAGAACATGCCGCCCATAGTCCGGTCGAAGTAATTCTTGATGATCTTGCCAGCATTGGCATCCATCAGGTTCAACAGTTTGTCTAAGCTGGACAAGTCGTCGATAGTCAGGCGCTCATTCGCGTCAGCAGCGCGACGGCTCACGACAACCTTGTACCCTTCACTGGAAGGATACTTCTCCTGAATCTCCGCAATCTTTTTGTTGATGCCCGGATCAGGGATCAGCTTGGCGGCCTTCGGGCCTACCATATTCTTCAGCCACTGAAGGCTGTCCAACATGAAGAACGCGCCGCTGTCTATCGTGCCATCAGGGCCATAGACCATGATGCGCGTATCACCTGAGCGCATGAACGGGATGTACGATGTCAGACGCTGCGACTCAATGGCATCGAACAGGCGGAGAAGTTCGTCCCGGAACTCCTCATCCTGAACACCCTCTTCAATTCCCTGACGACTGTATTCGCCATCGTAACCAAGCGCAGCCAATCGCGACTTGGCATCCAGCGTAAAGCGGCTCTCCAGATAATCCCGCACCTCATGTAGCAGGCGGGTTTCATTTGCATCCAGCTTCAGTATTTCGCCGGGCTTCGATAGCTCAGGAGCAACGCGTCGCTCAATTCCGTCCGCACCTTCACGCCGAAGTTCACGGGTCTTGAGGGAAAAGTTACGCCCAGTGTCGCGGACAGGCGTCTTGGACAGGCGGAGATACTCGAAAACCGCGTTGAGCTTCTGCTTGGATTCCTTCGGCAGCTGATTCACTTCATGCAGCAGCCCCTCAAAGTCAGCCATGAGGAGGTTGCGCATCTTGATCTTATCGTTCGTTGCCTTGTGCATACGGGCAAAGAACTTGCTTTTCCGGGCAACAGCAGTCGCCGGACGCAGCCACGACGAGAAGGCCCCAATGTTTTGTACAGGGTCCAAAAATACCGGAGCCTCCGGAGGATTGTCCAGAGCGACATCTGCAATATCAAGGGAGCAGTTAGAGCCTATCATCAGTCACACCCTCGATTGTCTTTCTGTAGGTCAGCGCCTTCGTCAATGACCTTATCGGTGCGTTCCTGCGCTTTTGCAACCGCATTCCGCATCTGAGCTGCCGTGCCGTTGGTGAGGGCCTTCATCATCTCTTCGGTTTCTTGACGATACAGCTTGTCCCACTTTACAAACGCTTCGTCTTTGGCCGCCTCAAGTTGATCCAGCTCTTTTTCATAAGCCTTGCGTTCCTTGGTCCGGCGGTCCTTGTTTGCGCGCTCATCTTCAGCGGAATAGAAAAGGTTGTCGAATGCCTTACGGGCCGCATCATATTTACGCTGCGCCTTTTCAACTTCAGTCTCTAGCTTGTTGTCATTAGAGGGCCTGCTCTTCTCGCGGATCTGACGCTCCATGTTATAGAGCGATTCCTCAAGGCGATCAGCCTCTTTCTTTGCGTTCTCATCATCTGATGAATAAACGTCATCCAAGGCATCGAGGGTATCCTCAACTTCACGGAGCTTGGCTGCACTGCC